ATGTTTTAAACTCCGATATTCAATATGATTGGCAAGACCAATATTATCTTCGCTTAACTGCTTCCGATTTTTTAGGTGTTTTAAAAGAGTATAAATATTCGGATATTGAAGTATTTTCTTTGCCTCAAACATATAATTTTTACGATGGTGTTTCTATTAAGGACTTTGTTGTAAAGTGTTTAAGCCTTATTAAATTAGATAATGATGTAAAGTTTGCATTTCAATTCTTTGAATTTACAGACCCTATTAACGAGAATAAGCTAAAGAATGAAACTTCAATGTTTCTAAATGAATATGCTGCTATTGATTGGGCAAATAAATACCCTTACGATATTGAAAAACTATTAGGCAATTTAATGACTTCATTAGGTTGTATTCTTTATTTAGATAATAGAGATAATGCCTGGACTATACTTTCAATTAACGAAGTAGGCACAAACGAAGATAATACAGTTCCTTATAGAAAATACAATTCAGCAGGTACTTTTATAGATGATGGTTTTTATGATATTAAAAATCAAATTGCAAGAGGTACGGATGTTATATTTAGTGATAAGAACCAAGTAGTAAACTTAAGACCAAGATTAGATGAAGTACAAATGATGTACGATTATAAGCCTAAAAACTTATTGCCTAATTATGGATTCTTTCAAGGTAATGTAGGGGATGTACCTTTAGATTGGGAATTATCGCCAGCAGTATCAAGTGTTGATTATTATGTAGAAGAAAATAAGCCAAATCCTTACGATAAAAAGAATTTAGGTTCTATTTCTACTGATGAAATTCAAGCTGGGTTAGTATGGGATAAATACATAGGAATAAGTGTTGAAATGGATAGGTTTGATGCTTGTTTAAGTTTTGATGCGCCTAATCCAAGATATTTTAAAGATAAATTAACTTTTAATGTAAAGTTTGACTATCAAATTAATAAACCAAGCAATATTCCTGAATATGGTTTTAATAGTTCACTTTATGTTTATAGACCTGATTTTGGTAACTATGTAAGTCCTTTTTTTGATGGTCAATGGGTTGCTCAAACTGATGACGATAGAGTAAGACCTTATGCTACAATAGGAAGTGGACCAGCAAGGTTTGCTGCTTGGAGTGGTTTAAATAATGAATGGAAATCATTTCAATTAGTAACACAAAGTACATTTAATACAGGTGTAATATCTACTGCTCAACCTGATAACTGGTTTTATCGTTTTACTAAATTAGAGTTTTGGTTAAGAACTTTACACTTAGACCCATTAACTCCAAAAACAGGTATTGATTGGAAAGTAGACAATATGCAAGTACAAGTTGTACCTGTACAAAACGCAAACCTTGAAAAATATGGTTACGCTGCTTTACAAAATATAGATAATAATTCAACTCAATTACCTTACCAAAGAAAAACTAAGAAGATTGAAAGTATGTTTAATGGTGGATTTTCGGATGCAAACTCTGCTTTATATTATGAAGATGTAATATTTACTAAAGTTGCAAGAACTTCATCACCATATTTTGAAGAAAATTCTATTTGTAGTTCAAACTCTTGGTTAAGACCTTGGCAATTTGTTGTCGGAGAAGGAGCAAACCTTAACTATTTACAATCTTTAGTCTCTGCTTCTATTCTTTCTTTTTACCGTTCACCTGCAAGAACCTTTACTGGTAATGTATATGCTGAACAAGCACCCGCAACAGGAGTAAATCCTTATGCATTTCCTGTTTACACTGGCATAGAAGGTATTTTAGATAAAAGTTATATTCAAAATAGAATAGGTATATTTTTAACTGAAGTAACTGCCGATGGTGGTTTTTATGAATCAGTTGATTGTTTAACTGCAAGATTAGAAAATATTATACAAAAGAGTGCTTATTTCTTTATGACTGAAGCCTCTTTCGATTACTTTAACAACAAAACTAACGGCAAACTTGAAGAAGATTTAACAAGTAAAAATGAAGATTTCACAATAGGATTAGCACCATTTAAGTTTAGCAATAGTCCTATTTTAGGCGCTCCAGGAAGTAGTGAAAGTAATACAACAACAACAGTAGAACCTCCGATAGAATAATGAATGAGTTAAAAGAAATAAACGACCAGCTTAAGAGTTTGTCTATAAATGTAGAAATGATTAGCCAAGCTATTACAGGCTCAAAGCTAAATAGAAACGGCATCCTTCAAAGATTAGAATTAATCGAAGAAACTTTAGAAGATACCGAAAAAAGTGTTCAAGAAGTCCGAGATTACAACACTGGGATTAATTGGGCAGTTAGAATTGGTGCTTTTATATTAACGATAACAGGTATAACTTTTATTAAAGACTACTTATGGCACAAATAAGCGAAGATGGTTTAAAACTATTAGTTGAGTTTGAAGGCTTAAAGTTAGATGCTTATCAGTGTTCTGCTTTGGTTTGGACTATTGGAATAGGTTCGACTAAATACGCTAATGGACAACCTGTAAAGAAAGGCGATAAAATAACGAAAGAGGAGGCTTATAAGCTATTCCTTGACACTTCCGATACTTACAGTGCTTGTATTAAGAGATATGTCATTAGACCGCTTAAACAGAACGAATTTGATGCTTTATTCTGCTTATGTTATAATATTGGATGTGGAGCATTTGCAAAGTCATCTTTAGTTAAATTTATTAACGGTGGACAAACGATTGAAAAAATAAGAATAGGCTTCTTGATGTGGATTAAAGTAGGTGGTGTGGTTAGTAAAGGATTAATGAGAAGAAGATTAAGGGAGTTTAACTTGTATGCGAAAATTAAATAACACACTTTCTACGGTATTTGGAGCGATTGTAGCTATTGCGAATGCTTGGGTTACGATAGATTGGGATAACTTTGTTTGGTCTTTAAATACTTGTATTAAGCTATTTCTTTCGGCATTAATTGCTTTGGGTGGTTATATGACAACCATTAATCGTAGGCCTTTGAATAAAAGATAATTGCATTTGCTAAAATAATTAGTAATTTCGACAAAAAAACTATTATGTACAGACCAAGACTAACCGAAACTGAATACAACCAATATCAGTTAAAAAAGCTAACGGATAAAAAAACCTATAAACTATTTGTATTCTCCGACCCTCACGGTTGGTTAGCTGACCTTAAATGTTTAAGGGTAATCAATAACATTCTACAACACAATAAATTTGATGAAGTCTGTATCAACGGAGATATAGTAGATTTACCTTTTGTTTCCAAACATACTAATAAACTTTTTATGGATGGTATCTTAAAAGGATATAACGAAGTCGAAGAGTTTAGATATACCGAAGAACAAATCCTTAAGCCTTTAAGACTTTCAACGGATGCAAAGATTACAATAAGGACTGGCAACCACGATGAGCGAGTAACAAAGCCATTTTTATTATCTAAAGGACAATTAGCAAGATTAGCTATTCTTTATAAACACTTTGAATCAACGAAGTTTGAAGAGATGCTGCACCTGGCAGAAAACGATATGGTTTATGACCCTACGGATGTCTTTAATTACTTTGATATTTTTGATATTACTCACGGCTTAAGTTTAACAAAGAATGCAAGTGAGAAAAATATTATTGAATATTGGGGAAGTGGTTGTACAGGTCATTCTCACAGATTAGGAATGCGCTACATTCGGAATAGGCATAATATTAACGCTTGGTTTGAGGTTGGATGCACCAGGTTAATGGAAGCAGTCGAATATCTACCAACAGGCAAGATAGCTGATTGGTGTCAAGGCTTTTTAGAAGTTACTTTTAAAATAGATGGGGATAAGGTTTTATTCTTTGCGCAACCTCACGCTATTATTGATTATAAATGTGTTTATAACGGTGTTTTATATGGAGAATAAAGAAGAGGAAATATTTGATGTAACTGATGGCGAGATTTTAGAGGAACTTAAATTCTTTGTTTATTTTCTTTTTGAATTAGAGGAAAAAAGTTTACTTTTATTCCCAAGTTACAAAACCTTGACACAAGCGAGGTTAATTAAAATGATTGAAACACGATTAGACTTTTTAGATTATGATGAAGACAAAGAGGGAGATGTTAGTTGAGAAATTAAAAGAATTATACAACCAAATTGAAATAGTACGCAGAGAATTAATAACCGAAACAAATAAAGAAAAACTAAAAGAGAAACAAAATGAAAACTATCGAAGAAATTAACCATCTTGAAAATTGCGAATGCTCTGAAGTCTGTACTAATTGCAGCGTTAAGTATCAATTTAAACCTATCGAATTAACTGGTAGTAAAATAGCTGATATAGTTACAAAGCCTAAATACTACAAAGTAGAGATTAAAGGAGTGCCTGTGGATGTAATTGATAAAGAATATGCTAA